ATCGTATGGCTCTAACTCGTCGATTGTGAAGCTCTCGGGGTCCCTCACTAGCATCTCTGCTCTCCCTTGGTCCACATGGACTACAACTCGTCTGCCCGTCTCGGGGTCGACTGCCGCGAACCGATTCCTCGGAATCTCGTCTATGGAAATCCACCTCAACTTGGAAGGTCTGCTCACAGACGCTTCCGTCATTGGAACTTGAGCTGTCGTCACTTCCGTTTTCGGAATTGGTGTCTTGGCTTTCTTGGACTTCGACTTCTTTGTCGGAAGTGAGTTGTCCAGGATTGCAGAATGATAAGCTGCTTCCTGAATCAAAGCTACATCTTCTTGGTCCAGCTTCGACGTCTCCGAACTCGCAATGAGAGCCAGAGTCACACTCCAAAGGGGATTGAGCACCCCACGCCGGGGCACCGTCCACCGCATCGGAACACTCCTGACTACTCCTTTCCATCGCACATTCAAATGCGAGGGCATAGGGGTCGCAAGACTCAGAGTCGCTTTCTTGGCGGCTTTGACGAGCTTCTTGCGCTTTGCGGGTTCGGCTAAGCGAAAACCCTCATTAGCGGATCGAAAAGCCTCGGCTATTTTCTCCCGCAATTTGAGGTCCTTGACATTAGCGTCAAACAGGACATGTACCTGATCTTCGCTTATATCTGCTGCCTTGGTTGCACCCCTTACGGGGGGCGTCACCACGCCTTTCGATGTGGGGACTGGCTCTGATTTCACTCCAAGTTTGGGTCTCTTCAGGGCCACCACGACGTGCACGGTTTCGGCTTGGCATGTGGATCGCACACATTCTGACACTGTTCCCTCAGCCTCGGCCTTGGTTCCAGATTCAACCGCTACTGGACCCCATCCGTAGGTTTTGACCACCTTCATACCACATTCCACACAACGCAACCTTTTGGTAGCATTGATTTTGGCTTGGGCCATTGGTGTCGACTTGTAGTAGAACGTTTCCACGTTTCCTTCTACTTGCCTGTTTCCTTCGGTAATGGCAGCATCAGTTTTAGGTGCCTTCTTGTTTTTTGGTGGGGTTCGGGCCCCCACACCAGCTTTAGCTGGGCCTGGTTTATTTCCAGTCTTAGCCACCTGTTTGGTCACCGTTGTAAATCCACAACCCGTGCAGAACACGGATGATGTGTACTTTACCAAGTCCCGACGTGCACCACAACTGGCGCACTTTACAAGTGCTGCCAAGTTGAAATTATGTGCTGGATCGTTGGGACAAATGACCCAGGTACCTCTTCTAAATGTCTTGCCTTGACACTTAGAGCAGGCTTTAGATTTGGTGGCCTCAGCCACACCGGACTTCTCCTTTTTCTGACTTCTGCCAGAGGGAGGCGCACTGCCACCCGGGCGCATGTTTGATTCCACGGAACTTGACATGCTGTGTGTGTATTTAC